AGTTGAAGCAGCAGAACAGCGAACCGAGGAAAACACCTGCCTTGCCACCACCATCTTCCGGGAAGATGATTTGCGCCCGGAGATGAATGTCGGAAAAACTGCTGTAGTTCCACGCAAGCTGTCCAGAACCCTCAAGCTGTGAGTACGGTCGGCTGGTATCACCGTAGGGCAAATCCTCCTGCCACACATCCCATTCCCCAGAGAGAACATTCCAGTAGCTTTCGGGGATCTTCTGCTCATCACGGAAGTCCTCATACCAAATCAGTGCGGAGTCCGGCTTTCTGCGGAGCATCTCAAGGGTCAGCTTGAAGCCCTCAACGGGACCCACCATATTGCCGTTTATGTCCTTGAACTTTCTCGGAGCAAGGGTGTATTCTGCTTGCCCTGCGGTGGGTGCTTCCGAAAAATCGGTGCAGACACGGAAACCGTAGAACTGCACACCATTGACACCGACTGAAATCTTCAGCGTATGGTTTCCGGCAGTAAGGTTCACGCCCTTGGCAAGCGTCGCCCAGAAGGTTGTTCTCCAATACGGCCACCACAGTCTGTTTTCAGAGAAATGGACGGTGTTGCCATCAAGGGATGCGTAGATGCTGTTCTTGTCCCAAAACGGATAACACAGCCGAATCGCCACATCGTAAACGCCATCTTCTTCAATGGTGAATCTGTAAGTGGCAGAGCCTCCATCGCCGAGCGTGACCAGGGTTTTGGAAACAGAAACCACACCTGCGTAGCTGTCCGGCTCGGCATCGTGGTCGATGATAATATCTCCAAACTCCGTCTTTTGCTGTTTGGCATAGGAGGTCAGATAGCGTCTGCGGTTGTAGGTTTCCGACATCTGCGGATACTCTTTGTAAATCGCATCTCTGCCTTCCATGTAGTCATACACATGAGGCAACGCCCACGGACCCATATCGTAGTCGTCCCAATAACCGACAATCGGAATCATCGGTTGTGGGGGTCCATCATCCGTGAAGTTATACGCACCCGTGAGCCAATACTGTGCAGCGTAGTAGGTATTGGAAGTGCCACGGTAGTATTCGCCCAGGTTCTCTGGGGTATCGTAAATCTGCCAGTTCCAACCGTAGGCGGGCATTCCGAGGAACACCTTTTCTCGATCCATAACACGCACTGCATAATCGTACACACCCTCAAGCCAACTTCTCGGTGAAACAGGACCGGGAGCAGAACCTGCCCACGCCATACCATAGGTCATGATGGATGCGGTGTCGCAGTATTGATTCAGATCTCCGTAAACGCACCAGTTCTCACCACCGACCGAGCCGTTGACCGAAGTCATACCGGGAAGGCAGATGTTCATCTCCTTTGTCGGATCGTAAGCCTTGACCGTTTCATAGATGTGCTTGAACATAGCCGTGGACACCGCATGGGTGGAATAGTCATCGCCTTTTTCGAGGTCAATGTCAACACCGTCGCACCAGGGGTATTTCTCCATGATGCGGATAAGTTCGGAACAGAAGGTGTCCTGTGCGCCGTCCACGTTATCACGCAGAGCCTTGAAGATGGAGTTCGCGCCGTCATTGGCAACGGTAAGCAGCCAACGGATGTGCGGCCATTTGTTGATATAGGTCAGCATATTACTGATGGCAACACCGCTCTCGGTGATCTTTCCCGTTTTATCCACCTTGAAGGAGAATAATCCGATGGTGTCGATACGGTCACCGTAGTCACGGAGGGCTTCATACATACGGGCATTGCCCATGAAAGTCCACACCATGATGCGTTTGCCTTTTAGCTTATCCCTCATACCGACACACCTCCATCCGTCATCTGCTGTAATTCAAAAAGCACCCTGGCAGACTTTCCGTCCTCCAAGGTGACTTTGTGCTTGGAATCCCAAGCGGCGCTGTATTGATAAAAACCTTCTTTTGGCTCGGTGACACCGTTCTTGGTGCATTCTCGCACCGAAGCAAGGAGAGCCAGGTCATCTTCCGCAGAGAGGGCGTTTGGGAACTTGACCCGCTGTCCGCCGACACCCTGGGCAAGCTGTACCGACCCAGGTGCCATATCGGATTTTGGGTAAATATGAATATCCAGTCCGCCGGAGGTGTTGCCCAGATTGCAGACAACGACCGTTTCCGAAGAGCGAACAACACCGTTGAACCATACCTTGGAATCTTCCTTCAGACGGCTCTCGGTGTGCGGTACATAGCCCGTCAGCGCCGGTCCCTCTTGCAGTTGCAGGTCGGTGAACCATATCGTGCCGGAGCAATTGGTGACGGTAGGTTTCACCGTAACGCTCACAACACGCCGACCCTGCTTTTTGTTTATGACCTCTGCCAAGCGGATGAATACGGGTTTAGCCATCCAGCACCCACTTCACTTCGCAAGGATGACCTACCCATCCCGTAGCCACAGAGCCGGGCTGCAGCAAGAGGTCTGTAATATAAAAAGTGCCTGTGCAGTTGGTAATGCACACACGCACGGTTATGGATTTGACCTTGGAGAAGTAGCTTTCCGGCGTGATCTTCTCCGAGGTTTTAGAAAAATAAGCCATAAAGCACCTCCATCAGTACAGGTCAATGAAGCGGGACTCAATGCTGCCGTCCTCGTATTCGATGACCACTTCGATGCCAACCTGGGAGTCGTTGCCCAGTTTCTCCAAATCGTCCGATGCAATCTGCGCCGACAGCGTATAACTGCTGCGGTTGGAAGGATACACCGTCTGTGCAAGGCTCATGGTCATACCCTCAACACCCACAGCCTTAAAGGATGCCGTGCCGGAAGCACCGTTTTCTCCATCTGCCACAAAGCCAGAACTGATCCAGTAAGCAAGACCGTCATCGGCACGGGAATTGCGGAGATGGTTGAACGGCACCAGTTCACGGATATCGTTGTTGGAAACCATGCTCGTGCCTTCCAGGGAGTCTGCGATCACATCAAGGGTGCTGACCGAACTGCCCAGGTTCTTCAGCGTGGTGGACAGTTCCAACACCGTGTTCCACGGCTCCTGCAGATTGTACTCACGGCGCACAATACGGGTAGTGACCGAAAGCCCCAACTCCTTATCCTCAACACGGACATAATCGCCCAGGTTCCAGGCTTCATGCTCATAGCCCGTCAGAACGGACAAGTCCATCGCATTCAGCACATAGGACACGGTGGGTTTGCAGTATTCCGCAAGGCGCATAGCAGTAAATTCCTTCATCTGATAGGGGTTGGTGAAGGAAGAACAGTCCAACGTAGAAATGCGGACTTCCTTGCAGTAGGTGTAATCCTCAAGGTAAGGTTTGCCGTTATTGATATCGGAGAAAGTGAGACCTTCCGCACCAACGGCATAGAGCCGTGTAACAAGTGAACGGGTGTCGACCACGCGCTCGATGCTCTTCATGTTTTTCTTGTAGGCAAACAGAGCGCCGCTGTCCGTGCCATTTACCGTCAGCAGATGAACCAGTCGGTTCGGACAGTCGAAAACAAGGTCGCCGCCGTGGAGATTGGCAATGCTGCGGAGAATGGAGAGCGCGTTCTTTTCGGTACTCGTCCAGGTACGCTTGGTGGTGACATTCACCGTGCCGACCGACCACTCTGTGCCTGCAAGTGCGAATGCCATAGCCACATCCGCAGTTTCGGCATCGAACTTCTTTTCTTCCTTACGAACGGAAAAGGTCAGATCGTAGAACTCGGCTTCGGCATAGACCTGGGTAATGGTACTGCCGGAACTGTCCTTCACATCGGTGATGGTGCGGATCTTATATACATCGTCAACGATCTGGATTTTCTTCTCGTTATCGATATAGCCGCGTTTACTGTCACGGTACGGGATGCTGAAAGTCAGCGTGTCCTCACCGTTGATTTCGCCCGTAACAATGATGTCGTAGGCATTCTCCAGGATGGCTTCCCAGGTACCGTTTTCATCCAGGACAACAGGACGGGCATAGCCGATTTTCTCATAGGGAGCCTTGGGAATATCATAAAGGCGAATGTCCACCAACTTCGGAGTTTTGGAAGAGTCCGAGGTGGTCAGCGTGACCTTAAAGCGGATGTAGTTGCGGTTTGGGGACTGCAATTTTCCGTCCGAGCCGATGGCGATCCAATCACTCCAATCGGTGAGGTCATCACTGGTGGAAGTCTCCACAGAGGCAATGGCCGTAGTGCCTGCGGAATACTCACTGGTAACAGACACCTTGCCCGTGCCGGAGAGATTGCATTCAGCCGCCTTGGTGTAGAGAATGCCGCTTTCTGGGTAGGCTCCGTTGGTGGCTTTCAGCGTGACACCGCTTGCATCGGTAAAAGCATCCACATCAGCGGAACTGTCCGCACCGTTACAGAGAACGGTTGCTCTAAAATAGTCCACCAAATCATCTGCGGTCATCGGAGAATCACAGTCCAAGAACCAGTCGTCAAATCCGCCTGCGTAATAGTAGGTATCGGCGTGCATCCCCATCACAAGGTCAGCCACACAGGAGCGGTTTAACTCACCGCCAATGGTGAGAACATCGGATTTCCACACTTCGCCTGTAGAGCGGTCACCCAGAACATAGGTAAACTTCCTGTTGTTCGGCTCAATGACTCCGGCAATGAAATACCAACCACCGTTCACCAACTTGAAGGAAGGTGTCACGGACTGGTCGAGGATCAGACTACCGGAGGAATTGTAGAGCATGATTCTGGGCTTGCCGGAATACAGGGACAGATAGAAAATAGGCTGTCCGGGGCCGTAGCGGGTATTGAAGATCGGACAGAATGTATTGCCGACCGAGTATGTGGTAGGGTTCATCCAACCGCCCACAATAATCCGTTCACCCAGGTTCGCAAAGATGCTGCCATCGTTGGTCACCTGTAGATGCGTCTTTTCGGAAGTCGGATTGTTGATGTTGAAACGGAACTGGCGTCCTTTGGGGCTTTTGGAGAGGTTGGCTGTAGTGCCAGACCAATGCACA